ACATTCGATGCCTTGTTGGGTTATCGAGATATCTGGACGTCTACCTCAGTCTTCGTGACTGTGGATTGGGACGCTCAGGGTTTCGGTGAGTCTTATCAGCAAGGCCGTTGGGTGAACGCCAGTTATTCTGGCTCCCGTCGGTATCGCAAGTTGACTCGGACTGTTCAAAGCGGTCTAGTCATCCCGAGGATGCCAAGGATTAAAAATCCTTTATCCATAACGCACATGGCGAACGCGATAGCGCTACTGCGCCAAGTGTTTCGTTAGTTTAAACTTCTGACTTTCATCAATTGGAGTTGACAAATGTCACCAGCAATAGCCCAGCTCGTCATCGCTGACGGTGCTGCGTCTCCTGCGAACCACAACTTTGACCCCGTCACTACTGACGGTGTTGAGGCCAAGTTCGCTGATCGTTCCGCTACGATTCCCGCGGGTTACGTGACTATCACTTACAAAGTGGAGCCACCCTCGGGGAACCGTACGACCTATCGCGTCACCTACAGCATGTATATGCCTGTGGTGGCGACGGTCAACGGAGTGGATCAGGTCGTTCGGTACAACAGTGCTCAGGCAATCCTGAACATTCACCCGGACAGCTTGCTCGCCGAACGGAAGAACATTCGCGCCTACCTCGCCAACTTTTTCGGGTTGGCAGGCGTGAAGACTTCCATCGAGAACCTTGAGCCGTACTACTGAGGTGTCTTCGTGAAAATGAAGATATTTCTTAGTCGGGTCTGGCCCTTGATCCGTGCTGCGATCCTCATCGCACTCGGGGCTGGGGCACATGACACCGTTACCTCTGGATCCCTTTCGGGAATCATGTAACGACTCGGTTCCGTTTTCTCTTAAAGGAGAAGTTCAATGCGCCGTAAACGACGCAATAGTGCAAGCATCGGGTTCAATAATGAGACGTTCCTTAAGCTCTTAACCGACCTCACCGGAATCGTTCCGGTTGGGGATCTCGGTCGAGATACGCCTTTGGACTTAACCAGTCTGGAGAGTGCTCGAGGGTCACTTCTTATTAGTGAAGTTTTCTCTAAGTACGATGACGGGAATCCGTCGTCCGAAAAGGAAAGAACCACGTGGGAGAAATTCCACATGGCCGAATCGAACTGTAGAGAGACTAACCTATGGATTAGTAAGACTTTCCGCTATGACCCCTTCTGGGGGAAAGTACGTGCGAGAGTAAGAAACCTCCTTGGTGAATTCTCATGGGACGAAGCCCACGAGGGATTTGGTTTTGGGCCGGGTGCAACCACTCGGATTCCGAGATCGAAATCTTGGGCTGCTTATAAATTCTCCGGTATCCCGGAGTGCACTTCAGGTAATGCGACTTGTGCTTCCACAGCGATTGCCATGGAACCACACTGGAAACAGTGCGTCCTGAATTCAGGAGCAAGCCCCGACAATCTTGTCAAGATTGTTAAGGGGAATCGCATAGTAACAGTTCCGAAGAACTACAAGACGGATAGGTCAATTGCCATTGAGCCCTGTATGAACATCTACGTTCAAAAGGGTATTGGCAAAATGATCCGACGACGTCTAAAGCGCGTGGGAATTGATCTGAACGACCAAACGAACAACCAGGAGGCTGCCCGCGTTGGTAGCATTCTTGGGACCCTCGCAACCATTGATTTATCGATGGCTAGCGATACGGTCTCGTTTGAGCTAGTAAGCTTTATTCTCCCTAACGACTGGTGGTGGGCACTTGAGCAGTGCCGGTCCCCGGTTGGCGTTCTTCCTTCTGGTGAAGAGATAACTTACCAGAAGTTTTCGTCGATGGGTAATGGGTACACCTTTGAGCTTGAAACGCTCATATTCTGGGCGATTGCCCAGACGGTGGCCTGTAGCTCTGTCAACGAGACGGAGAGATCGATCCTTGTGTACGGGGATGACATTGTTGTCCCCTCAGCGGTATGCGCCGAAGTTACGCGTCGTCTATCTCAGGCGGGGTTCACACCCAACCAAAAGAAGACGTGGAGCGAAGGCCCGTACAGAGAGAGTTGTGGTAAACACTACTATCTCGGGATTGATATCACGCCTTTTTACGTACGTAAACCTGTGCAGAAGCTAGACCGACTGTTTCTGGTCCATAACAACGTTTATCGTTGGGGCCAGCGAACTGAGGTCGATGTTTCCTCTAGCCTTGACAAGCTACGGGATCTTGCACCGGCGAAGTGGCGTAAACCACGACTTCCGGACGGGTTCGGCGATGGAGCCTTCGTAGGCGCCGTTGACGAACTTCGACTGGACTCTCATCCATGGGGATGGGAGTGTTGGCAGGTTAAAGTGCTTGCGCAGCTTCCAGCTACGCAGTATGACAACTTACCTCCGGGTCAACTATTAGCATCTTTTAAAGCTAATAGTACTGATGTGGGAGATCGTGCCCTAAAGAAGTTAGGGTTATCCGATCCACTCAGTGGGCTTCCTGTGAAGGAAGGG